CATATCCAGGTCGTACGGCAGCGGCTGCCCGTTCAGGCCGACGAGCGACCAGCCGACGAGATACGCGATCGCCTTCGAGAACGGTTTGCGGTCGACGAGCGCGGTGAGGAGCTCGAGATACTGCCCGGCGTTGAGCTCTTTTTGCACCTCGAGGTAGTCGCCCTCGGAGAGCGGCAACCGGACGACCTCGGGCGCGACCACACGACACCGACCCATTTATTTCACCACGGACTGCGGCGGCCCGAGGGTCGCGGTGAGCGACCCCTCGGCGCGCGCCAGGGATGTGATCGGCCACCGCCACTCGCCTTTCGCGTGTTTCGCGGTAAAGACGAGCGGCGTCTGCGCCATTTTGAACGCGTCGGCGAGCACGACCGTCGCGGTCAACCGCCACACGGTCAGCGTCTTGTCCGTGGGGCTGACCGTATAGCCGTGAATGGCCGCGGCGGTGTAGTGCCCCCACTTGATCGCCCCGATGACGCCCGACAGCACGACGCGCCTCGGTTACGGATGCGTCCACGGCCCCGCGGCCACGAACGCGCCGCTGATGGACACCGCGCCATTGGCCGGGCACGAGATTTTGCCGTCGAGCAAACCGCGGCCCGAGAACTTCGGCGGCGTGGTGCCCAGACTGGTGGGGTACAAGTCCAGCCACGGCGCGACCGTGCCGAAGATCACCGAGAAGATCACCAGGCCATCGACGGGGTCGTACATGCCGCCAAAGGTGCCTTTGAGATCCGGCAACCCATCGACGTAGACCTGGTTCGTGTCGCCGAAGCACGTCACCTTGACGTGATCCTTCGCCATGTCCATGTCCCACTTGTCGAGGGAGGCGACCAGGACCGAGGCCACGCCGCCGACCCCGGTCGGGTCCATTTTGATCTGCCCGCTCTTACCGTGAATGCGATCGATGGCTGCCATAGGGGTCCTCGTTTCGAGCGTTTACGCGACGAGCGGGGCGACCATCACGTGCAGATGGCCGCCGCAGCGGTTCCAGCGAATCGACGGATCGATGTCGTCAACTTCGACCGACTCGAGTTCTTCTTCAAACTGCACGAGCATCGCGCCGTAGTCCGTGATCGTCAGCGGCGCGTCGGTCAGCAGCGTCGTGATCCGGGCAAACGCGCTCTCGACCGTGCTGCTGCTGGTCGCCGGCGCCAGGGCGCGCGCCTCGACCAGATAGACCGTGTCCTTGTAGGCCGGCCCGCCGAAGATCGGGATCTCGGCCGACGAGATGAGGGAGAGGATCACGAACCGGGTCGCGCCCGGCGGCGCCTCGGCGAACCACACGCCATCGGGCATCAGCGCGCGCAACGCGGCGTCCTGCTGCAGCAGTTGCAACAGCGCGATCGTGACGGTGGCGACGTTAAGCAACGCCATCGATCTTGAGGCCGAACTGCTCGGCGAGGTGCGGGACGAGCGCGGTGTAGAGGGCGCGCCGGGTCCGCATCATCGTCGAGGAGAACAGCGGGTTCGCGGGCATCGATCCGCGGTTGGCGCCAATCGCATTGTGCCGGACCTGCGAGCCGCGCTCGAACAGCCAGGCGTGCGGCGCTTTGTTGATCACGGTGCAGGACATGCGCGTCGACTCGTTGACCTCCGTGATGGCGAGGCCTTTTTTGAGATTGCCCGTCCGCGTCGGATACCCGGTGTAGATCGTGTCCTTCGCGACGCGCGCGGACAGTTCGACGATCGGCGTCGCGGCGGTCGTCAGATCGGGCGCCAGCGTCGCGAACTGCGCGATCAGTTCCTGCACGCCGGTCCACTGAAACCACACCGCCGCGCCGCCCGGCCCGCTCACGCGACCACCTCCGCGCACACGAGATTGAGCTGCACGTGGCGCTCCTCGTAGTCGAAGATCCCGAGCACCGAGAGGTTGCGCCCGTCGTAGACAAACCGCACTTTCGTCGTGAGGTCGATCCGGTACGGGATCGTGAGAATGTGCGTCGCCATCGAGAGCGTGGTGCCGGCGGTGATCTTCTCGAGCGACGCCTGCGTGGCCGGCGTGATGCGCGCGAACTCGGCCGGCGGCAGATCGATCCAGGACTCGACCCAGCCGGTGCCATCGGGCACGGGCGGGCCGGGTTTCTGGAACAGGCCCTGGTGCAGCCGTTGGCCGCTCGAAATGTACGGCGTGGCGGCGGGACTCATGCGATCCCCGGGTCGTGATACGCGCGCAGCAGTTCGCGGACCTGCACGCTGAGTTCCTCGCCGGGCTCACGCGGCGGCCCGGCGGGTTCGTCGCCGCGGAACCGATAGAGCTCGCCGGCCTGCACCAGAATCGCGGCCACGACCACCAGCGGCACGGTCGCCGCGTCGACCCAGGTGTCGGCGACGGCCTTCGATCGCACCGTCGTACTGCACCAGCCGACGATGTGCGCCTCGGCCTGGTCGGCCAGGCTCTGCACGTCGGGGTCGTCCGCGGTCGAGGTGATCCGCAGGCGCGCCTTGACTTGATCCAGGGTCACCAACGTGGTCACCGCCGCCTCGTGTCGTCGTAGACTTCCTGCCAGTTTTTGCCGCGCGGGCCCTCGGGGCCGGGCCCGCCGTCCTTGCCGTCCTTGCCGTCGCGCCCGCGTTTGACCATCAGCGTCCAGGCCTTCGCGCCGTCGCCCGGGCGGGTGCCCGTCGTCTCGTTGGCGTGCCACGTCGACCCCGCCCACGTCACGATCTGGCCGCGGTCGTAGGCCTGGCCGTCGAGGAACACGCCGCGGTATTCGAGGCCGGGTGTGCCGGCCGGCCCGGGCGGTCCTGGCACGCCCGCGCGCGTCTCGAGCGCGGCGACCCGCTCGCGCACGTCGCGGAACAGTGGCGCGATCCCGGCGATGATGGCGGCGAGGTCGTCGGCGGTCATGCCGCGAGCGCCTTGGTGAGGAGGTCGGTCACCATCGCCGCCATTTGCGCGGCCGGCACCTGGTCCGCGCTCGGCGTCGCCGGCGCGGCCACCGGCGGCGGGTCGGGTTTGCTGAACGGATCGTTCTGGTCGCGTTGCGCCAACGCCTTCAGCGAAAACATTTGCTGTTGCATGTAGGGCGTGTCGCCGCCGGTGACCGGCCCGAGCCCGAAGTACCGCTCGCGTGCTTCATCGGGTGACATCGCCCCCGCTCCAATCGCGTCGGCCGCGGCCTTGGTTTTGGTCGCCGTGTCCATCCAGATCAGGTCGTCGATGTCGAACTCGGTCCCGTAGCCCGTGCCCTCGAGGCCGAGGCCCTCGTCGAGCACCGCTTCAAAGTTCGCGATGAGCGACTGGATGCACAGCGAGTGGTACATCTGCCATTCGGCCTCGAGCTGCACGCCGCGCGGCGGTTCGCCGATGCCGATCAGGAACGGCGGCACATGGAAACAACTACAGATCGTTTCCGCGGTCCAGCCGAGTTGCTGAATCAACTGCGCGTCGACCGCGTTCATGCTCAGTTGCGTGTATTTGAGATCGGCCGTGAGGATGGCGAGCCGGCTCGCGCTGCTGTTGAGCGTGTCCCAGTCGGTGCGCAGTTGCGCGAGCTGGTCCTTGGTCATCCCCGGCGGCGTCGTCAACATCGCGGTCGGCTGGCCGCCCTTGCTGAAGAACGTGGTCGCCGTCGTCTGGATCGCCAGGCCTTGCGTCGACGCCGCCGCGCAGGCGTAAATCGGCGACATCCCCACGAGCGGATGAAACAAACAGACCATGCGGTCGTGAATGATTTCGCTGGCCGGGACGATGAATTTGTCCGCGGGCTCGTGCGCCAGCGCCAGGCTGCCCGAGAGGTTGTCGTGCTGCAACTGGTAGTAAATCCCGCCGTCGGGCGCGATCAGCGGCGTCGTGCGCAGCGGGTCGAGCACGTAGAGCGCGGTCACGACGCCGCGCGCGTCGCGCTCCTTGAGGATGTAGGCGTTGCCCCACATCAGTTTCGACGTGATCCACTGTTCGATAAATTTCGTGATGGTCTGGTAGCGGTTCGGCTTGCGCAGGACCGGCGAAAACGCCGGCGAGCTCGTCTCCTCCCAGATGCCGTCGCGGTTCAGTTGCACCAGGTTGAGCGGCAGCTTGCCCATGTCCTGCGCGATCAGGGTGGTGCACGCGAACACCGGGGCGTACTGCAGGACCTGGTCGCGGCGGCCTTCGACGTTGACCTGCCACGCGCCGGCGTAGGGTTCGCGCACGACGAGCGGGTACCAGCCGCCGCCGCTGACCGCGCCGGGACTGTACGGCGCCGTCAACGTCTTGGCGGTCAGCTCGAGGCCGCGCCCGAACAACCGCACCCGGACCGTCGCCATCAGCGGGCCGCGTCGGTAAAGGTGAACGAGACCGGGGCCGACAGGGTGCCGCCGGCGCGCACCGCGACGGGCACCGTCGCCGCCGCGAGCCACACCGCCATATCGACGCCGGTGGTCACCTCGGTGTCCGACACGACCGTCGTGGGTTCGTCGTAGCCGTTCCAGACGATCACGCTGTCGGGCGTGAACCCCGTCCCGGTGACGTGCACCGTGAAATTCGGGGCGCCCAGCGCCACCGTCGACGGGGTCAGGGCCGTGATGGTCGGGGCCCCACCGCCCGGCCCCGCATCCGTCCAGCCGTCGATCGAGACGAACCCGATCCCGCGCAGCGTTTCCGCCAGCACGCGATCGGTGACGGCGTAGGTCTCGCCCTCGAGGTGTTCGACGCCGTTCTCGGTGTGATACGTCCGCGCGACGACGTCGAGCGACTCACCGGGCATGTTTTCTCCCCGTCGCACTGGTCGGGACGGTGCGCGGCGGCACCGCATCCACCGTGCACCGCATCGCGAAGCCGGCCACCTCGAGCGATTCGACGAGGCCGGCCTCGACCGTGATCGTGTCGCCCGCGCGCGGGTACGCCCCGTCGTAGTACCCGTCGCGCAGGACCGTCATAGAGACCCGCATGGTTACGCCGTGTAGGTCGCGGCGGTGTACTGCACGACGCCCGTCCGCGCCTTTTTCCAGTTGATGAACCGTTCAGCGCGCAGGCCGACGAGGTTCATCTGCCAGAGCGAGGTCAGCAGCGTGGTCGCGAGCGGCGGATTGTCGAGCGCGGTATCCATCTGCAGCGACGCCTCGCGCGACACGTCGATGGTCACGCCGCCGTCATCCGCGTAGAGAATCGCGCTCGGCTGCACCAGGGCGACCGTATTGCCCGCCGACTGCGACGCGATCGCCTTGTAGCCCATGATCATCCCGCCGCCCTGCGCCATGCCGGGGAACAGCGGTTGCCCCAGCGGGTTCAGCGCGTTGGTCAACGCGAGCGCGTTGGTCTCCGAGAGAATCAGCACCGCGCCGGCGCTCGGAATCAGGGCCGCCGTCATCGCATTGGCGAGCGCCTGAATGTCGGTCCGCGCGTTGGCCGGCGACGTGCCCGCGGTCGTGATCGGCGTGACGCCGTTGGTGACCGAGCCGGGCGACACGCCCGCGACCGGCGCCTGGGCGGGGTCGATGAACTGCGTATCGAGGAACGCGGCGATCCCGGCGATCATGTCGCGCCGGATGACTTCCTCGGCCGACGGCGTCGAGGTGCGCGCGAGCTCCTCGGTGATCACGATGATCCCGGCGCACTTGAGAATCGAGAGCGTAATGGTCGAGAACGCCAGTTTCCCGACCGGCTTGGGCGCGCCCTGGCCGACCCACTGATACGTGCCGCCGCCGGTCTGCGCCGGGACGGACACGTTGAACGGCACGCGGAAGAATGTGTCGACCTTGCCGAGGATCGTCTGCGGGCGCAACAGCGCGAGGAAATCCGCCGCCAGCGGCGTCAGCGGGGCCAAGGGGCCGGCCCACGTCGCATCGGTCGTCGTGCCGGCGGCCACCGCGGCTTTGAACACGAGTTCGACTTCGGGGGTCGAGTCGTGCCACTGCTTCGAGTATTCGATCGCGCGCATCACCTCGCCCTTCGTCACGGCCAGCGCCTGGCAGTACCGAATAAACGCGGTGCCCGGCGCCAGATTGCTCTTGACCGAGATGACCGGCACGCCGCTGCGCGACTTGCTCGCGTCCTCGGGCGTCGCCGCGGTGATCGGGGTCGCCCGCACGAGATTGGTCGACTCGAGGGCCGCGAGGCGCCCCAGGTGCGCGTCGATCGCCTTGGTCTCGGCGGCGAGCCCGTCGTATTCGTCGGTGTCGGCCTGGTCGAGCGTCGCGCCGGTCTCGGCCGATGCGGTCATCAGCGCCGTCATGCGCCCCACCTTGGCGGCGCGGCTGTTTTCAAATCCGGTGATCTGTTCGCGGATCGTTTTCTGTTCCATGGGACGCGCGCCCTTGTCGACGCGCACAATCGGGAGGGGGTCCCTGTCGCGGGACGGATGACGGCCAGGCGCGGCCAGGTCGAGCGTTTTGATGGTGTGAATCGTCGCGGCGGCGTTGGCCGGGATCGCGACGAGCGAGAGCTCGAAAATCTCCGATTTCAGAAACCGGCGCCCGCCGGTCTCCTTGATGAACGCGTGCTCGAGCGAGCGGAACCCGATCGAGACGCCGGCCAGGAGCCCGGCCTTCACGCTCTGCCACGCCTCGTCGACGCGGTCGCGCAGCGTGCCGGGGTCGTCGATGGTCGGCAGGCTCGCCGTGAACGCGAGGCCGGCCGCCGTCGGCGGCTGAAACGTGACGGTCCCGATCGGTTTCTGCGTGTCGTGATGCAACAGCAGCGGGAGCGGGTTTTTGTAGGTGATGCCGAGCGGTTCGACCACGTCGCCCATGCGGTCGGGTTCCGGCGTCGACGCGATGCCGGTGATCGTGCGCTGGTGGGTATCGACGCCCTTGATCGTCAGCAGCGCATAGGCGCGGGTCAGGGGCACGCGCCCAAGAATGCGGCCAGCTCAGCGTTTTGTCCCCCGAAACACCCGGCCCTCGCGGTAGTCGCCGACGAATTCGTCGACGGCCTCGCGCACGACCGTAGACAGGCGCTGGCCGTTTTCGTCGGCCACCCGTCGCAGTTCGAGGTGTTGCGCGGGCGTACAGCGGACGCGAATCGAGCTC